GTTTGAATTCATACCAATTAAAGATACAGGTAATGATTCAGTAATAAACTCTTTTTCAATCTCTAAAGCTGATAATAATATTTCTTTAATTCTTTTTTCACTTGGTTTACTCTCAATATGATTGTTTATCAAATGAATAGCAAAATCACAATGTAAATTTTCATCTTTAAAAATAAGAGTATTAGCATTACATAATCCTTGCATAATACCTCTTGATTTTAACCAAAAAATAGAACAGAACGACCCTGAAAAGAATATCCCTTCAACCGCAGCAAACGCAATTAATCTCTCTTGGAAAGAACTACTTTCTATCCATTTCAACGCCCAACTAGCCTTTTTCTGAACAGCCGGTAATCTATCAATAGCGTGAAAACATTCATCTTTTTCATCAGGGTCGGACACATAGGTATCAATCAATAATGAATACATTAATGAATGGATATTCTCCATCATAATTTGGAATCCGTAGAAAAACTTTGCTTCAGCATACTGAACTTCTTTTAAAAAGTTTTCCGCCAAATTTTCATTCACAATCCCATCTGACGCTGCGAAAAACGCCAATACATTTTTAATGAAATATCTTTCATTATCAGATAAATTTTCCCAATCTCTAATATCATTTGATAAATCTACTTCTTCTGCCGTCCAAAACGCAGCTTGATGTTGTTTATAGTATTCCCAAATATCATCATGTTCAATTGGGAATATGACAAATCTGTCATTATTTGGTTTTAATATTTTTTCCATTTTATTTAATTTTTTTGTTGTTCTTTTTGTTTTCTCTTATCTAACAAATCTTTAATTCGTTGTCTGTTTCTTTCTTCCGTTTGTTCTTCCAACCCTAAAAAGGTTACAGAACTTTCTGTATCAATCTCTAACATACCATTATCAAACTTACAATTTTCAAATACAACACCATCATCACCAATTCGTGATTTAGTAATCGCAATTGTTGCTAGTTTCATTTCTTTCTGTTGTAGTGATTTTGCCACCGAAATAATTACGTGTCCAACCTGAGCTTTCTTGATAGACCCACCCATTTGGTCAGTAGTTACAACATCTGATGAAATTGAACTTCTATTACCTTGTGTTGCTGTCCACCCAACCATATCCAATTCGTGACACATAGATTCAAACGCTCTCATTACAGAACCTTCTGATTTCCATTCATCACCTAAATTTCTATCAGGAACAACACAATCAATATAATCTAATAAAACCATATCAATTTTAACTCCCTCGGAAACCATTTTTCTAATTTGGTTTTTAATTTGCATCATTGTCATTGTGTCAGATGGGAGTTTTTTCAAGATAAGTTTATTACTCATCGAGTCTTTAACCTCATTTACTTTAAGAATAACCTCATCTTTTCTAGTGGATAATTCATCCGGATGAATTTTAGTCCATAATGTAATGTGTTTTCTTTGAATAATTTTTGGATTATCCTCGAAAAATATTTGTAATACATTGTATCCCAAGTTAAATGCGTGATTAGCAACTTTGGTTAATAATGTAGATTTCCCAACACCTGTTGGTGCCAAAATAACCCCAATTTCTCCTTTAGCTAAACCCCCTTTTAAGAGTCTATCTATACCCGGAATACCCATTGGTATCGGATGACGATAATCTTCATTTAAAACATCGTCCAAGTTGTGAAAAACATCTTCAGTACCCTTGTCTAACTCACCCACTTGAAGGGCTTTACTAACCAATTGTTCTAAAGTGTCGTAATTCTCAAATTCACCACCATCGATGATTTTTTGAGCTTTAACCATAACTTTTTGCAACTCTTGTTGTTTACAGAATTTCATAGATTTTTCCTGTACAAACTCTTCCCCTTCAGTTGGGGCTTCTTTCACTTTATTAAGTGTGTCAATAACTATTTTTGACGCTGTAGCCTGTTGTAGCTCAGATTTGGTGATTTGTTCTAAAGTATCAAATGTTGGTGTATGTTCGTATTTTGAGTAATACTCCTTAATCATTTGAATGATGATTTTGAAATATTTATTCTCAAAATAACTTGTTTCAATCACATCAATAATTGACCTAGAGAAGTCTTTATCGATGACGATTTGGTTTAATAATTGTAGCTGAAATGTGCTACCTAAGTAATCAAAATTTTTGTTTGAAGCCATATATTTTCTTTTAGTGTATTAGATAAATACTATACACTTAGACTAACTTCCATGTAGTCGTATGTTAAATTTTCGTCAGAAAAAATGTCAGTCAATGACATAAGTAAATTTTTTAGGTGTGGGCGTACATCCACAGTGTATCTTACCTTCGGAGGGTATATTTTAGCGTCCACCTGTCTATGACAAATTGTCACATCATTTTGTTTGATAAAAATATTAAAGTACTCCGGACCATCAATAAATGATGTTTCTAAAATAGCCGGGTTGTTAATAATTTCGTACATATTGTCCGTCATATACGTCACCGTTTTCAATGATAATTGAGTTTGGATATCATCCTTAAAGTCACGAATTAATTCGTATAACTCTAACGAATACTTCGCCTTTTCGTTAAATTCTCTAACGTTAAAAAATCTCTGTACAATGATGTTATCATTTACCATCATTAAGAATTCTAATTTTACCGATTCTTGGTCTTTCATAATTTTAATTAATTGTTTTTATAATTTCGTTTTTCTTTTCTTGTTAATTTCATAAAGGGCCTAACAAAATTCACCCATGCATCATCACCTTTTGGTAGATACTTAAAAAACCCGTCTTCCATCATCATTTTAATTAATCCCTTATAACCCCTACCATCAGGGTCTAAAGTTTCCTTATAATATAACTCAACAAGCTCTTTAGCATCATCAGTTATTAATGGAGAGGACAAATTTATGATTTTTTCGTTAATAACAAAAAATTCTTCACCATAAATTCCACTTTTTGTTTTACCGGACAAAAGATTTTGTAATGTCTTGTTTCCTTTGTTCTCCTTTAATAGATTATCAGCCTTTTCTAAAATATCGGTAATTGAAACCGGTTTTTCAAGTAGCTCAGGAAAAAATTTTATAAGAGTTTTTTCTCCCAATCCTGAAATACCATCAATGTTGTCCGATTTATCCCCCGACAATATTTTATAAGTTTTAATGTTTTCGTGGGGAAATTCGTAAAAATCACATTTGATTTTACATCCTAAATGATAAGTTTGTTTGGTTCTCGGATAAAACACTGATACCTTGTCCGATATAAGTTGGGTAAGGTCTTTATCCCCCGAATAGATGGTCTTTTGTTCGTTTTCCGAGATTTGGCAGTAATAAGCAATCAAATCATCCGCTTCGTTATTATCGATGTTGATTTGTCTTATATAACAGTCCTCCAAGTATTGTTTGATTCTTTCTTTCTGCTCAGTGAAAGAATCTAACTTATACTCGTTTTCTCTGTCTCTACGATTTTCTTTATATTGGGGATAAATAAGTTTTCGAGCAGATGAATTATCATCACCATCCCACATAACAACAACCTTATCAAAGTTTTGTTCGTCTATGAAACGCCTAACGGTATTAATGAAGTGCCATAGGGCACCTATATGTTTTCCGTTATGATAATAATCTTTTACTCCGTGGAATCCAATTTTTGTTAAATTGTTACCATCCACTAATAGGGTTTTAACCACTGGTTTTGTTTGTATTCGTTACTATACTATTTTGTTACTCTTTTTTAAATTATCTTCAGCCCACAATGGTTGGAGATTTTCATAATGACATAACTTATAAAGTTCGTCTTCTGTTTTTGCCGATGATAATGGAATGATGTGGTCAATGTGCCACTCACTCCGGTTATCCCAACTCATACCATCAATAAATTGGGTTTCTAAATGTTCTTTAAGAAATTGGGGGGAACAACCTACAATATCAAAAGTTTTGTTAGTTTTGGTTATGTTAAGAATTTTCAAATACTTCCACAATCTACATCTCAGTCTATTGGTTAAATTAAAAACAGGGTCACTATCTCTTCTCTCTTTTCTTCGTTCTTGTTTTCTTGGTTTATAATTTTCACGGTATTCTTTTCTTTTTTCCGGATTTTTATCTAACCAATTTCCCTTTATTTCTTTAACTTTTTCCGGATTTTCTTCTCTCCATTTCTTGTGACGATTATAAACCCATTCAGGATTTTTTTTAGTCCAATTTCTAGTTAATTCTAAAACTTTTTCAGGATTATTTTTACGGTAATCAACACTTCTTTTATTATTACATTCTTTACAAGAATATAATAACCCATCTTTCGATGATTTTGAATTACCGAATTCACAAACTTTTTTTTCTTCCTTACATTTAGAACAAACTTTAGTTTCCATTTTTTATTCTTTTTCTTCTTTCAAATCAAAATCTCCATCAGTCCCAATGATTTCTTTCCAATAGTCGGCATATTCTTTTTTGTATTTTTCAATATTTGATTTTTCTTCCGTAGAATCTTTACCCGCCAAAAATCCGTGAGGTGTTACGATAATTTTACCATCTTCATAACCAAGACCATTTATATGGTTTTTTAATACAGAAATTTTACTTCTAATTGCAAATTTTATACTTCTTTTATCTTTAGTAGCTGTTATCTTATTTGTTCCAGCACCTTTTTGATTTCCAAATAAGAAAACTAAAGAAGAGTTTAACCAAATAGCATTTCCACCCTTTGCCATGATTTTGGGTTGACCAAACGGATTATCCGGTAATTCCACCCATGGTTGGTTGACAATAATTAAAGTATTTTCATATTTTGAATCTGACCTTCTACTACCTGATATTCTTTGATTAATCCCCATCCCAATTTTATCAGATAATGCCCCGGCGGTGTGTTGCTTCCCACCCTTACCATCAAAAGTCATTTTACAAGGTACACTACCCACACTATCCCACATTATACATAAACTATAATCTAATTCCCCCTTTTCTTGAGCATCAAGTAATGAATTAATATAATCAGTAATTTGTTCAATATACTCAAAGTTATTGTTAAAGATAAAGAATCCATCCCAGTCTAATTCTCCGGTTTCTTCATCAACAACTTCTTCACATTCAAAACCCATTAACTTGGCATGTTCGAACGACCATTTCTGTTCTGTAATAATAAAAACCGGTAAAATACCTTTTTTCTGAGCATCAACTGCTGTTTTAACCAATGCGGTTGTTTTTCCGGTATCTGAATGACCCAAGAACATATTTAAGTGTCCTATAGCCGGACCAGGTAATCCAACAGCATCCAAAAAGTCAGGACCTAAGTCAAAAAAACTTTGTGGCTTATATTTTGCCGATGTTGAGAATTTGTCCTTAATGGACTTAAAATCGTGTTTTTTAATTGCCATATATCTATGTTAATTTAATTTTTAGTAGTTTTATTAGATAACATAGACACGATGTCTATGTTCGTGTCTATGTTAAATAATATAAGTTTTGATTGTCTAAAAAGGCATATCGTCTTCCGGTTCAACTCCAGCTTGTGGGTCAATTGGTGCGGATGTTTTACCACTACCACCAAATGAAGACTCACTATCTTCAGCGTTTCCATATACATAACCACCTTTTTCAGTACTCCATTTAGGACTTTCTCCTCTTGCAAGAGCTTCTAAATACTCAACAGGTTTTTTAGAATAAACATCTTCCCAAGTTAATTCATCATTAACCCATTCATCACCAATAGCTTTATTCTCATGAATTGCAGATGGGTCGTCATACATAACAGTTTGGATTACAGTGTAAAAAGCTCCTTTTGGTGTTTTTGCTTTAGTTAATTCCAAAATAATATCTCTACCTTTTTCAGGGTCAGCAATATCACCTTTGTTTCTGTAGATAGGTATAATTTTATCTAAAATACCTTCGTTTTTGTAGTTGTCTTTAAATCTCCAAAATTTAACACCATCATCCTCATTATCTCTATCAATAACTTTTACAATGTAAAATTTACGAGATAAGTATTGTTTAGCTAATTCTTTATCAGAATCTCTACCTGTTGAACGTAATTCTTCGTAAACCTCATTTAAAGGTGAACGCTCATTATCGTTTTTTCCCGGGTCATAAAATTTTTGGAATTTTCCATCAACTTGGATTTCGTGATACCAAACAACTTTAAATGGTGAAGAACCATCTTTTGTTGGTAAAATCCTTAATCTTCGTTGCCCTTGAGTCTCCTTATCTTGAAGGATTGCCGCGAAGTATTTTTTCATTCTTTCTTCTTGTGTGAATTTTGAGGTAGAAGAAGAACCTCCTTGTTTTGATTGCTCGTATTGAGCCAAAACTGCGTCTAATGAATTGTTGTTTGTCGCCATAGTGTTTAAAATGTTTTAAAGTTTATAAAAGTATAAGTGTCTACGAGTGGTTTGTCAAATTGTTTTGTAAAAAAAAATGGTCCGAAGACCATTTTAATTATCTAATCTCTTTAAATGAGGTAGCTTCGTCCTCAAAATTTCTAAATGTTTTTTTAATTTCATTTGGTGAATAGTCTTCTACCTCGTCTTGAGTTAAAATATATTCATTTTTTCCCGATTTGTCCATTTCTTCTTCTTTATCAACAAAAAAATCTGTTAATTTCTGATTAAAAGGACCCGAGTCTAGGCTTCTTAATTCTAATTTTTCTTGTGGAGTTTTTTCTCTGTATTTTTCAACTTTAGCTTCCAAGTCATTTAATTTATTCATAATACCATCCATTTCACCAAGTTTACTTTCTAAATCTGTTAAATGACTGAATAAATTATTAAAATACTCTTCTTGTTTTTGTTCAGTATTTTTTTGAGATTTCACTAAATCTGTAATATCGATTTCTTTTGTACTACTTTGTTCTTCACCCACTTTTTCAACATCAGGGTCAGCAGCAACATCAACAGGTTGTGGTTCAACTGGTGCTTCAGGTGCCGGTGGCATATTTGGGTCAATAGGTGGTAAAGCATTTGGGTCTTCAACCGGAGGAAGAGCATTTGGGTCTGTTCCTGGTGGTGGAGGTAAAACAGCCTCTTGTTCAGTGATATAATTATTAATTGAGTTATATCTAGCCAATTCCTCTAATATTTGATTATCTATTTTTTTCATTTTATTATCCGTTTAATAATTGTTTTACACCGGTCAATGTTTCAACCTGAATTTTTTTATTTGTTGTCATTGTATTATCTACTCTTTCGATTAGACCATCTTTCATTCTAATTGTATAACAATCACCTGTGTCTAAATCACAAACTTGTTTAGAACCATTTCCCAAATCTTTTTCGGTACTTCTAGCTTTTTTACCTAAATAGTTGTCTAATATTAATTTTGTGTCCATAATCTTTTATTTATAAATATCGTTTAATTGTGAAAAATTTAATCTTTTAACTTTTATTAGTAATCGCATTATAAAGTGAAATAGATTCGCCT